AAGAAGAGCAGACCTACCAGCGCATCAACAGCGACCTCGCTGAGCGCGCCGAGCGCATCCAGGCCCTCAAGGCCGACATGGAGCGTGAGGTGAAGTTGGCCGAAGCCACCCGCGACATCGTCGCGCAGGTGCGCCCCTCGGTCGCTCACGAGTCGCGCAACGATGCGGATCAGATCCGTTCGCTGGCCAACGGCGAAGTCCGTTCGCTCGTGTTCGAGCGTCGTGACGTTGTCAAGACCTCGGCTGGTGCTCCTGTCCCGACCTCGTTCTACGACCAGGTCATCGCACAGGCTCGCCTCGTCGGCCCGATGCTGGACGTTTCGACCGTCCTCAACACGGCTGGCGGAGAGAACCTCCAGATTCCGTCGCAGGCTGGTTGGTCGACGGCGGCAGTCGTCGGCGAAGGAACCGCCATCGACGAGTCCGACCCGACGTTCAACAGCTTCGTCACGCTCGGCGCATACAAGTATGCGTTCCTCGTGCAGCTGTCGCGTGAACTGATCGAAGACGCGGGTGTTGACATCCTCGGCTTCCTCGCCACGCAGACCGGCAACGAACTGGGCTTCCGTGTCAACGCTGGTCTCACCACCGGCAGCGGAACGGGCGCACCCAACGGCATCGTCCCCAAGGCAAGCCTTGGTGTTACTGGCGGAACGGGTGTCACTGGTGCATTCACGGCAGACAACCTCATCGACCTCGCGTACAGCCTCAACGGTGCGGCGCGTCGTCTCCCCGGTGTCGGCTGGATGATGAACACCAAGTCCCTTGGCGCAGTGCGCAAGTTGAAGGACACCGCTGGTTACTACATCTTCAGCCCCGCGCTGGCAGATGGCAATGACCAGGTTCTGTCCTTCCCGGTGTACGAGAACCCGGCGATGGCTGACGCGGCGGTGAACGCCAAGTCGGTGCTCTTCGGTCACCTCCCCTCGTACTTCGTGCGCATGGCAGGCGGCCTCCGCCTGGATCGCAGCGACGACTATGCGTTCAACGCAGACCTCGTCACGTTCCGCGCCACGATGCGTGTGGACGGCAACCTGCCCCAGACGAGCCATGTCAAGTATTTCGTCGGTGGAACTGCCTGATAGGCAACCAACGAATTTCCCAAGAAGCTTGATAACTTCCCACTAGGTTTGGTGGGGCGGGACGAAACACGCAGGGTCGTCCCGCCCCGCTTACCTTTTCAACCTGCGTACCTGCGAAGGAGGACATTGTGAATGGTCGTCGTGATCAAGGGCGTTCCCGTCGAGTTGCCGGAGCCGGAGGCGATCCTGTTGTTGCAGCGGGGTCTAGCGCACTTGCCAGAACTGTCAGTTACCGATCCGAGGACTCGTGCAGAATCCTCTGGTACTCGAACGCCCCGTGGACGTCAACAGGGTACGGGCAGCAAACCGCGCAAGCCGTCTCAAGGCTCACGAACCAGGGCCACGAAGTCGCAGTCCACGCCATGTACGGACTCGAAGGCGCGCCGTCAACGTGGAACGGCATAAAGATTTACCCACGCGGCTTGTCCGCGTACAGTGACGACATCATTGTTGCGCATTGGATGGAGTGGACTCACGCCACCAAACTTCCCAAATTGTTGATGACTTTGTTTGATGTGTGGGTGTTGAAGGCTCCGAATCTGGACAAGATTCCGAACATTGCGTCGTGGGTTCCTATTGATCATCAGCCGTGTCCGCCGAATGTTGCTGAGTGGTGTCGTCGTCCCAATGTGTTGCCGATTGCGATGTCGCAGTTTGGTCAGCGGATGTTGGAGCAGTTGGGGATTCGTAGCGTTTATGTTCCGCACGGTGTTGAGGATGTGTTCAAGCCGACCGCATCAATTTCGGATGCGAACGGTAAGCAGGTCACAGGCCGTCAGATCATGGGTATTGAAGACGACAAGTTTGTTGTGATGATGACCGCGGCGAACAAAGGTGTTGTTCCGTCGCGTAAAGCGTTCGCTGAGAATTTCATGGCGTTCGCCATGTTCGCTGCTGAACATCCTGACGCCGTGCTTTACATGCACTCGGAGGCGACCGGCGCGATGGGCGGCATCGACCTAAACGCTCTGGCGACTGCGTGTGGGATCAAGGACGAGCAGATCAAATGGGCTGACCCGTACATTTACCGTCAGGGGTTCCCGAACAAGGCTTTGGCTGCCATGTATTCGGGGGCTGATGTGCTGTTGGCGTCGTCGATGGGTGAGGGGTTTGGCATCCCGGTGGTGGAGGCTCAGGCTTGCGGCACAAGGGTGATTGTCTCGAACTTCACGGCTCAGCCGGAGTTGGTGGGGGATGGGTGGCTTGTGGATGGGCAGCCGTGGTGGGATGCGGCCCAACGGTCGTGGTTCTTCACCCCGTCAGTCCCTAGCATCCTGACTGCCCTGAGGAGCGCGTATGAGGCCCCTAGGAGCCGTTCTGAGAAGGCTATTGCCCATGCTCGGGGGTATGAGGCGGATCATGTGTTTGAGGCGTTCTGGAAGCCCGCTATGAAGGAGATTGCCGAGTGGTGTCGCACATCCCAACGCTGATCGTCCCGGTGCTCGCCGAGCACCACCGGCTCAACACACTGCTCGCCTCCCTCGGGGATGTCGAGGTGCGGAACCTGATTGTCATTGACAACGGCAATGACCCTGACTTCATCCTTTCGTGCAACAATGTGCAGAATTTGTGGTTCTGGCGGATGCCCTCCAACCTCGGGGTTGCAGCCTCCTGGAATCTGGGGATCAAGGCCACCCCGTTCAGCCCCGGCTGGATGATCGTCGGCTTTGATGTCACCTTCGGGGAAGGCGCGGTCGAGGAGTTCTTGAGCTTGTGCGAACCGGGGAATCTGGTGCTTGGTGGGAAACCTGAGTGGACTTGTGTGTGGATCGGGTCAGATGTCGTCAACCAGGTCGGTCTGTTCCACGAAGGTTTCCATCCTGCCTACTTTGAGGACAACGATTATCAGATGCGCGTGGAGGCACACGGGCTGCCCATCGTGCGCTCGATGGCGAACATCATGCACCGCAACTCGTCCACATTGAAATCATCAGACAGGTATCAGCGGCTCAATGCCCATACGTTTGACAAGAATCTGAAACTGTTTCAGGAACGGTGGGCGAACGGCGTCCCCGAATCCGACTGGTCACTACAACGGAGGATTGATCTGTCATGGGACTGATCTACGACGGCGTTCTTTACAACGGCGAACAAGACATCCTCGAATGCCGCCTTTACGAACTGTCAAGCACCGTTGACAAATTCATCATCATCGAAGGCGACAGAACCTTCACCGGCAAACCGAAAGAACGCGCACCTCGGGAACGGTTCGCCCAATGGGCAGACCAGATCATTTGGGTGGACTACGAAACCCCCACAGCCTCTATTGCATGGCAGGTAGAAGCAGCCACTCGCAACCATCTGTTCACCGCAGCACTACAGGTTGGGGTGCAGTTGGACGACGTCATCACGATCTGTGATACGGATGAGATTTGGTCACCGTGGATGGCCCGCAAATTCAGAGAAGGCATCCACGGAGTCGTCATGCGCCACCTCGCCATGAGCGTCCACTGGGAACTCCCCTTCGAGTTGACCTGTGTTGGCGGCCCGTTCGGATACATGGGCGATCAGGCTGACAACATTCGACGCAACCGAGAGACCTACCCGAAGTTGTACGGCGGCTGGCATGTCTCATGGATGGGCGGCCCAGAATGGTGCGCCAACAAGATTCGCCAGTTCTCACATCAGGAACTCAACACTGGTGATGTTGATGCGAAGATGCGCCGCTGTTTCACCGAAGGCTTGTTCGTGCGTGACGAACGGTACAACGAGGTGGAGATCACCGAGGACTGGCCGCGATGGATCGTGGATAATAAGCACCCGGAGTCGTGGGTATGGCGTCGATCCGTTTAGCAGTTATCTGCCCAGCCAACGCTGTCACTGGCGGCCCTGAAGCATTGCACCAATTGGTTGACGCGGCGAACCTGATTGAGCAGGGAAGCGCAGCCATCTGCTACGTCCCCTACAAACAGCAGCACACAATCCCACAGCCCTACCGGCACTACAACGTGCCGATCATCCAAAAGCATGAGATCCCCTCAGACGCTCTCGTCGTGCTGCCCGAGATCTGGCCAGAGTACGCCTACGAATTCCAGCAACGCTGCGCACTGTGGTGGCTGTCCGTAGACAACTATGCCACCCACGGCCAATCAGACATCAGCCGAATTGACCTCAACCTCTGCCAGTCCGATTACGCCTACGCGCACACCGCCAACTTCCCGCAGCCACGAATGATGCTCACCGACTACATCAATACGCCGACCATCAAAGACAGTCGCAGATACCATCAGATCGTCCTCAATCCAGCCAAGAACGCCGGTCTCCTCGGAGCATTCCAGGCAACCACTCGTCATCCGATCATTGAGCTGCGAAACTTAGATCGTTATGGCGTGGCCCGCACCTTCGCGGAATCCTCCATCTACATCGACTTCGGACGACACCCAGGCAGAGACAGACCACCTAGGGAAGCAGCCCACCACGGATGCGTCGTCCTGACGACGGCCTACGGTGCAGCCGGATACCGGGAAGACATGCCGCTTGAAGAATCATTCTTCTTCCACACCCTCGACGAACTACACGACAAAGTCAACCATCTATTCAGCAGCAAACAGGCACTTCACGAAGCACACACCAAACAGGCCCCCTATCGGGCATGGATCAGTGAACAGAAAAACCTGTTCATCAACGAAGTCGGCGACCTCCTCGCCACCCTGTAAGCACACAAACCCCAACGAGTAGACTCAGAACGCCATGACCAACTACGCAACCCTTAACG